AGCGGCTACAAAGTAGACCGCTCCGTCCAGTTTTATACGAAGCCGAGGCCCGGCACAACTGCGAAGGGGAGGTCCCCCATATTGCGAAGTGGTAGCCCCACAAATTTTAATAGTAATTTGTTTAAATATATTAACTTTAAGTAAGGATTTAATTTTAATATTCAAATAGATATACCCTTTAGGCCTTTTGGCTGAAGGGTTACAAAGGCCAAGTGCCTTAAGGTGAGCCCATAGGGCAGTTAAATTTTATTTTATTTGCTATATACACATATTTTAGTTTTGATAGTCCCTTAAGGACTATTTAGATAGATTATATATTATATATAAATTAGTTAGTATTTTGTTACATATTATATATTTATATTTTATATTATATATATATTAAAATATTAATTATGATTATTTATAGTAAATTACGTAGTGCCCCGGACACATGGCAAAAAGTCCGGGGTTTTAATCCCCGTAGGCAGTGGGAAAACTGCCGACAGAATAGATTGGACCGCATAGCGGCGGTTCAGCTTAACGTAACTGCAGTAGACCGGCAGTTACGAAAATTGGAGGGCATTTCAAATGCCCACCTGATTTCAGCCCAAAAGGGCAATTCCCGTGCTAGGGAGGAAAGGGCAAAAGCCCTTAAACAAATAGATGTTCTCAGGGAGGACAAGGTGCGCCATCAGGCCACCATTACAGAACTCTCGAAAGAGACTCGTCGAGAGTTCAAAATGCGCAAGATTTATATGCATCGCTTGCGCGAGGAGCGCCGTGAGGTGAAGGCGCGAAAGGTTGCTAAGAGCAACCAATTTGCGGTCCTTAAAGAAGAAAAGGACCCTTATTCATCCAGGTGGGTTACACCTGATGAATATGTCGCTGAGCAGCGACTTTTTAAGCGCATTGAAAGATCTAATGCGCTTTATTTTAAGCGCAAAGCGCTTAAGGAGGAGGCCAAACAACAGCGCCTCGAGAGGCTCCTCAATGAGGAACCTCAATATCATCCACAGGTGAAACCTGTGGATCGCTCTGGCAGGCTACCGCTGGAGCAAATATTGCTCAACTTAGGTTGGGTTTGGGACAGGAGGTCCCATATTATCAGCCGTGATTTTCAATTGCGGCCTTATGGAGCCCAGATGGGCTCAAAGTATCAATGGGCATATTATCAGCCCATATATTATACAGCCTATAACACTAAGGCTGTTTTTGTTCCCCAGATGGAACAAGTTGAGGTCCCAAAGATATCTGGACCATCAAAAAAAGTGCGACTTTTTAGATCCAGTCGTGTTACAAATAAGCCCGCTACGATGGTTCCTTTGTCTCCACAAATGGATAATCAGGGCGCTCACGGTGAACAGCAATCGGAACAGGTGCAGAGGAATTCCGATACTTTGGTGGTTTCGGCCACCACTTCTTCTGTTGGGCATCATCCACCAATATCAGGTTCAACGGAAGATTTTTGTGGTGATATAAGACCAATCACCGATGATACGCTCGCTAGTCGAGCTTTTGTATATCGTATGGGAGAATGGACAACATCTCAACCAACTAACACTTTGTTGTTCCGTAGCAAACTCCCATGTGATGTTATTGTGGGCTTTAATGATCAACCTAATTTTGCTCACTTTAACAATCACAAGTATTGGCGTGGGGATATTGAAGTTGAACTCCATGTCACATCTAATGCCAGGATGATAGGAAGTTTGCAAACGTCCTGGTATTATGGATTGGAATGGGACGCCCATCGAGCCCTAAAGGATAATGTATATACTAATTCTCAAACAATGCATTGCCTAGTTGATGCGATGAACAGCAATGTAGGTGTCTTGAGAATACCATTTAGGTGTCCTAAGTCCTTTTTGGACTTGCAGCGTGTACATATAGGTGGTAATACAACCATACCGGGTTTGTATTTAGGCACCCTTGATGTACGTGTGCTCAATCAGTTGGCTGTGGCAAATTCTAATACAGCTAACGTGGCTAATTGGACCATGTCCATCAAGTTTGTAAATAATAGGTTTATGGGTCCCGTGCATAGGAAATTACTCATACCACAAATGATGGGGGCTTGGATGGCTTATCAAATGTTTAAAGAATTACGTGGTGATGCTAATAGAGACCAGCCTATTAACCCATCCACGCCCTCTCATATTAAACCTGTGCCTACAGACGATTGGGCCTCAGGTAATGGGCAATCTTCAACAACTTTCCCATTGCGTTTAAATCCCAGTGGTCTGCTTGTGTATAATGGGTATGACCGTGCTAGTGATATTGATGAAATGAAGGTTGATTTTGTAAAGAGTGTATTTGGCCTTCTTCATGTTGCTAAAAGGTCGGCACAGGACACTGTACAAACGTGTATATATAGTATGCCTGTTGACCCAATTCTCCCGCCCGATATGTATTATAATCATGATTATTTAGGTGAGAATGTATATGCCTTACCACCTGTGGGTGTTTTGGCTAGTATGTTCTCATTATGGAGGGGAGAGTTGGAGGTGCGTTTAGATGTTATAGCTGCGACCGATGTACGTGGGCGTTTAATGCTTGCTTATGTGCCTAGTGAGAATGAGGTTGAGTATGCAGTGGCCATGGGTTCATCAACTGTATATTATGATATAGATGAGAATAGGTCTTTTACATGGACCATTCCGTATATGTCGGATCGCCCATGGCGTATGAGACGATATCAGCCTGATAGTCCCGGGTTCGTAAAAGACCATGGGAAATTTTATATATTTATAACTAATCGGCTTATTATAAATAATACAGTCCCTGATTTTGCTTATATAAATATATATATTAGAGGAGCCCCTAGTTTTGAAGTTGCAGTACCGTGTCAGCCTTTGATTGGTTTGGCATGGGAACCAAAGATCAGAACTGGTACCCATCAGCTAGAAATTGGATTTTTGTCTGGTTATTGGCCAGTATACGTTGGTGGGTGGCGGTATAATGGTAGTAGGGTAGTGATGCGATATGGCGAGACAACCGATCATATTGCACAATTGGACTATGGGGTTATGTCTAAATTCCTTACTGCCAAGGTTAAACGAAATGTACCTGGTTATTTTAAGATTAAAAGTTTAGATCCATCAGTTCAAACACCTGGTACTAATTATGCGGCCTTTAGGGGGTTACAGGGCGATTATTTGGCTAAGGGCTTGTTCCCTGTAATAACAAAATCAGGGTATTGTTACACTATACCTGTGGTCACCGATTCTGATGCGGTTAATTATTACCGTCATCTGAAGGAAACCCTCTGGGATTTTCCACCCCAGCAGGTACAATATGTTTTTGTTGAAAATTCAGAATATTGGTGTGCCAAAGGTAATCAAAATTTGGTATTGGAATGGACAGATGTCGTCTCGCGTGCCGAAATGGATGAGCGTATGAATGTTATAAATGGTGTAAATGAAAACTATACAGCTGTTAGGCGCACAGGACATGGTCTTCAATTATTTGGTGAGTCGTTTGGAGACCTTAAGGATGTTTTAAGGCGGACAACTATGTATATGGCTTGTTCGCAAGATTTTAGTTCAAGATCAAACCTTGTGGATATTAAATTACCGGTTATTCCGCAAGGTCTTGTGTTTGATCAAGGGTCTGACGAGAATCCCAATTATTCCTGGAATTGGATTAGGCAGGGCAATAATCAAATTATTAATAGCGGTTATAGATTCTTTACGGGCAGAATGCATTTTAAGATTAGGGTGTTTTCAGAAAAAGATAGAGTTGCATTTTTCGCCCAACACCGTCCCCATTTAAATTACATAGTAGATAGGCCAACAGCAACATCCCGTAACAATGGTGATAGTTATGTTACATTGGAAGAGATGTGGCAACACGGGTATGCCACTATGGTCCAAGATTCGGCTAATAATAGATTCCTTGAAATTGAGGTACCTTTTTATCAGATGGGCACTTGTGGAATAGGTCAAAGGATAGATATGGAGTCTATAGAGTCATATGATCCAGACCTTATCCATTATTGTTCATTGGGTGAGTTGGTGCTAGGTTCTTTAGGCGGTAATTCGGCTGCCCCCCGTACTTATCAAGTATGGAGTCATGTCTCTGATGACTTCAGGCTTTCTACGTTCCAGGGATTCCCGCAGATGATTTTTTTGTCTTATCAGGATCCTGTTGCTGTCCCCGACGAAATTAAATTATTTAAATCCCCAAAAATTTATTATAAAAAAGTAAAGGGGCAGCGTTCTCAAAAACCCAGTGCGCCTGATTGTGTAGAGTTGAGTGAGTTTAAACCCCAGATGGAGGTACCAGAAATGTATGTGCCTGTAGTTAGTGACATATTTCATAGTGTTAGAAATGTGTCCAAAACAAGTGCTACAGTGCGTAATGTTGTGAATAAGATTGATAATATACTTCCAACTGGGGAGAGTAGTTTGGCATCGGTGGTTGATAGTGTGCTTGGTAAGTTTAAAGATAGTGTTGATTATAATTCTGTACGTATGACATTATCGAATATTATGTCTAATATAGTGCATTGTCTTATTAACCCGGACCCAAAGACAATCGCTTGGGCCCTTATGTCTATAATATATAATATATTCCATATTAAGGGTGTTATTGTTTCTAGGGTTATTGATATTGTGAGGGGTCTTATTGCTCATCTTGTGAATGTGAGGGAATGTATGAAACCGCAAATGGATGGTGTGTATGCTGACGTATATGAACCTCTGCAAGGTGCCGATGAGGGATTTGTAAGGAAAAATATAACAGCACTTTTATCGCTTATTATGGGCGCTGTGTTTACTTATTTAGGGTCTAGAAAACCTGTTAATTATAATGATTCGTTTGCTTCTAGACTCTATGAGATTTTAATTGGTTTTAGCAGAAATACAACCCAGCTGGTTAGATTCTTCCAAAACACGATAGAATTATTTATAGAAATTTTTGACTGGTGTGTAGGAAAAATTTGTCCCAAGTGGGATGCTGTTAGATTTTTGGCCTCTAATGATCGTGATCTTTATAAGTGGGCCAAGAGCGTACAATATCTTACTGACGGGCGTAATCGGAATTTAGTTCTTACAAATCCTAAATTGGTAGCAGAATTGTATGCTAGTGCGAATGAGGCCTGTTTCATAAGACAGAGGATGTTGGCATTGGATAAATCTCTTAGTAACGCACAGACCATTACTATAAATAAATTAATTAATGACATCCTTACTTTTAGGGATCAGGCGTCAGGTATGCATGTAGCTCCTCCGGTTAAGTTTGAGCCATTTGTTTTACAATTAGGTGGTCCTCCTAACATTGGTAAGTCTCATTTGTTGCAGGAGCTCACTGTTGATTTATTAGAACATGTGGGTTATTCAACATGGGGTGAACCAATTTATATTAGGTCTCCTGGTAATGACTATTGGAATGGATTGACCAATCAGCCGATTGTTATTTATGATGATTTCCTGGCTGTTACGGCTGATCCAGTTGGGACACAACAAATTTCTGAGTTGTTCCAACTTAAGACAAGATGTGTCTTCAACCCTCCTATGGCTGCGGTCGAAGATAAAACTATTAGGTATAATCCAATAGTCGTTGGAATTGCGTCGAATTGTCACTTCTGGAATTTGTGTGGTGTTAGTAACCCTGAGGCGGTTTATAGGCGTAGAGACGTATTGATAGATGTCGCTCTCAAGGGCTACAAGCAGATTTCAGAGGTGCCTCCGGAGGTGCTAAAGGAATATGGTCATTTAAAATTTAGGTTTTATTATAATCCTGCTCAGTCTTTAAGCCCGACAACAGAATGGCAGGATTATGCTGATTTTAAATTAGAATTGTGTAGAAGGTTTAAAAATTATTATGAAAAAGAATCAAAGAAATTTAGGGACCTCTCCGAAAAATTATATAGATTAGCACCTAAAGCTGGAGAGGAAGAGTTTAAATTTGCAAATCATGAGGTTGGTGAGGCATTAGATAAATTCTTTGAGCGTCATAATGTCCTTGCCTCCCATGATGATATAGTTATTTCTGAGGTTATGAATATGATTAGCGAAAGAGCACGTAATAGGCGGCCTCAGATTTATTCTAAAATGGGTGAACTCCTCAAAAAAGGAGAAAATTCTAGAAAAATGACCGTATCTCAAGCGCTTCTGGAGGCTTATTGTTTAACTAATTCCCCCCCATTAAATCCTGATTGTGTCAGAGATAAAATTTACAAAAATTTACGGGATAGATCTCTGATACCCACCACTGAAAAGATTAAATTGGCTATGGTTAAGGCTAAATTAGAGGCTCAAATGGAAACAGAGGAGCCAAGTATGAGTGAGTATATGAGCGTACATGAATACATGTGTCAGGAATGGTTGATGGCAAGTATGCTTCACTGGGAGAGTGAGAGAAAAGAATGGGTGATTCGTCTCCATGCAGAATTAGCTGGAGATGATGAACGATTGGAGGCTGTGGCTAAATGGCAGAAGAAACATAAGATTGTCTATGAAATTGAAAATGCCACCATAAAAATAGACAATAATCCATGTGGAAATGGTGTTTGCCCTTGGAGTGAGTCTAATATTAAAGCCAAGTTCCTTGCTGATTTTATTCAGCTGGGATGTGGCGTTTACTTGGGTGAGTCCAGAGGTGTGGACATCATTGAGGCAGGTCTTGTGCCGGAAGACACAGCCGTTGAATGCGTGCCCGCTTTGGAAGAAATGACTGATGAGACATGGTTGATAAAGGTGCGTAATTTAATATGGAAGGCACCGTGGAAATTGGTTTATACGGTATTAACAGGTGTCATAGCAGCATTGGGTCTTATTGCAGGGGTTGCTTCATTGTGGCATATGTTTAAGGCCACCCCTCAGGAAAATATTGAGGGTGTTAAATTAGCACCCGAATCCCCTTATTCTTATGATCCTCGACGTGGTCACAAGTCTAAGGTGACCATGAAGATGGGTCGTAAGTATAATGTTATGCCTAAGTCTGGTAAATTTAGAGGGCAGGCATTGTTGACCCACACAATTGGAGAATCGTGTAACTCCATAATAAAAAGGAATACTTTCTTTATTAGGGCAACATATGAACTTAATGGCGTAAGATCTGTGCCAATTAATGCTCGATGCCTTGGGGTTACAGGCCGATATGCCATATTCCCATTGCATTATAACGATGCATGGGAACGTCTCAATGAACTTGATGGCGTTAAATTTGAGTATTATGATGTGACAACACCTATACCCATTGAGTTCGCGTATGATGAAATTGACATATTGGCGTCAGATGATTCAGCAGCCCTGGCGTTTATTCGTATGCCAAAACGTTTTAGGGTGTTTAGGGATATTAGAAATCATTTTATCCCTAATGATAAAATTTGTGTGGGGAAGACAAAGGCATGTCTTTTTGAGTTGAAAATTGATTTAAATAAAAATTTAACTACGATAGATAGGCATAACTTTGAAGCTGAACGCTCTGAGAGCTGTAAAATCCCAGCCTCAGAGCATTTTAATGAATTTACTGTCTCGTCGGCCTATAGGTATGCGTATGGCGGTGCGGGTGTATGTGGTAGTGTGCTGTTTGACTGGATGGGCAATATAATTGGTATGCATGTGGCTGGTTTGGGTGATGGATCAGTGGGTATGAGTGAATGGTTAACTGAGACCGATATGAATGATCTTACTAATCTTATGTCGGAGTTAGAGGATCCTGTGGGTGAAGTAGAGTTTAATCCAGAAATTTTACCAGAAAAACCTGATGAACTTGTGATGAATCCGACATGCCAGGTTCTGGATATTGGTATGATTCACCCATCTTTCAGAAATTTTGTGGATAAAGATTTCAAGTTAATTAGGAGTCCGGTTCATAAATTGGCTGAAATAGAACACTTTCCAGATCTAGTAGAACCTGCTATACTGGATCAGCGTGATAATAGGTATCAATATAGTTCGTCACCTCTATTTGCGGGCCTTAAGCATCATGGGTGTCCAATGAGACCGTTACCGTTGGAGATGATCGAAGAGGCTGTCGGACACTACACGCACAAAGTACTTACTTTGTGTAGACCTGTGCGCCCAGAACCGGCTATCCTTTCGGTGGAGGAGGCTTGTATGGGCGTGGAGGGAGTTAGACTGATAGCCCCTCTTGATTGGGGATCTTCTGCGGGATGGCCTTGGAGGATATCTCGTGATGTTATTAATCCGGCAACAAAATCTTCGTGGGTAAAATTGACTAACGAAAATACTAAATTTATTGGCCTTCATCCAGATTTGGAGGAGGTGATGAACATTAAACATGAACAACGCGTGGCTGGAATCGTTCCACTGACGGTGTTTGCTGACATATTGAAGGACGAATTGGTGCCTCATGCAAAAGCAATGCGTGAGGGCGCGACGAGGATTGTCTCGATGAGCCCCATCGACTTCACTATTCAGCAGCGACAATACACCATGGATTTCGTCGCGTCATTCATGGAGAATAGATTGGATCTGGAACATGCGATAGGTATCAATCCGGACTCAAGGGAATGGACAGACCTCTATGTTAAATTAGCAAAAGGAGGTAAGACCAAATTCATAGCAGGGGATTATTCTAAATTTGGGGATAAACTTCCGACCGAGATTGGCGTGCGGATGTTTGGTGTGATTGGTGCGTGGTATGCCCGGTATGCACCCCCGGAGCAAGTATGTATTATACAGAGGGTGCTTTCTATTATGGCCTTAGAGGTCTTCAATGCAAAACACATTGCGGACCGTTGGGTTTATCAGTGTGTGAATGGATTGCCAAGTGGTAACACCATGACCGTAGTTTTAAATTCAATGGTCAATTCCATTTTTATTCGAATCGCGTGGATGGCCATTATGTCCAACACAGAATTTAGTGGTTTGGATAATTTTGAAAAGTATACTAGTCTATATTCGTATGGTGATGATGTTATCATTGGCTTGGATGATTGTGTATGCGACTTGTTCAATACGCTAACAATTAGGGATTTCTTTGCCAGGTACGATTTAAAATTTACTGATGCAGATAAGGAAGGTATTCCAGTTAAATATAGGACATTAGATGATATGACCTTCCTTAAACGTAATTGGCTTAGGACGCACGATAGGAAATTAATTAGTTCAAGAGTATATTTTCTTGCTCCCTTGGCCGAAGATTCAATGTTTGGCATTCTACATTGGATTAAGAAGGGGCATGAACCAATAGAGTTTGCCAAGGAAATGTCTGAAGAGAGTGCTCGCATGGCTTTCACCCATGGCGAGGAATATTATAATAAACATTGTGATAAAATTAGACGTATTTGGCAAAAAATGGGGCATTATATTTGTTTGCCCAATTGGCATGATTTAGCGTATAGAACATATTTGAGTGATCAACCGTTGCTGCGCTTGACGCGTAAGCTTGAAGGCTTGCCTGAAGCTTATGGCGGACCTGCGGGCCACGCAGGTTAGCGCGGCAGGAGACCATCCTAGTTTTGAATCGATAGGTGTACTAGGGTGGGCCCGGGCTGGTGAAGCCCCTTATGGAGGGATTTTTATCCTCTTTTGCATGTAGGGGTTTTTCCCCTCCATAAGGTTCCGGGTGTGGCAAACACCTACAAAAAAAAAAAAAAGC